TGCCCAAGAGCCTCCAGCCGCAGTCCCGGTGTTGTAGAGGCGCCAGGTGTGCCATTGACCAATTGCTGCCCCCTGGTCCTCGTATTCATAGGTTCCAAGAAGGCCATTTATGGTGATGACAGAGCCAAGGTTGGTAAATGTTCCGCTCTGAGCAAGGGCGTCCTCGTAGGTCGCTGCCCTGCCAACCTGGATTGAGGTGTAGGAAACAGCTGATGCTGCAGGATCTGCTACGGGAATAGTGATCTTAATCATTGCTCAATATTACCTTATTGGTGACCCCGCAGTCCACCCTAGGCAGTCTGCGGGGTCGGTATATCAAGACTGCTCTCGGTAGCCGCTGTTGTCGATCTCTACGAACTCAACCCCAGCCTCCTGAAGCATATCCCAGTATTTTGCCTTAGTGATGGCCTCGCCGTTGACGAACTTCACCCGAACTGCGTTTGGCAGTACCAGGCGAGTTCCGCCGTGCCAGCGAACCTTGATCCAGCCGTTGCCAACGTCAAGCTTTGACTGCTCAACTGCCTTGCGAACGACTGCCTGCGCGTCAACGCTGACCTTGATTGGCTCGGCGGTACCAGCCGCATTTACCGATTGTACTTTATCCAAATTCTCAACCATGATTCACCTCAAATAAACCGAGGGGCCAGGGCGCTTGCCCCGGCCCCTCGGTAATGACTAGTTCGCTGAAAGATTACGCCGTGACGACGCGGATCTTGCCGTTGAACTGTGGCGCCTTAGCACCAAGCCCGAACATCACATACATGATGTAGAGGCGGGTAAGGGCGCCGTTTACGCCAATCGGAATCTCGAGGGTCGTGATCGAGTCAGTACCAAGGTACGGCATCGACCAGGTGTCCTCGTCCACGACGTACATGTCGCGGTAGTTCACGCTCGAAAGCGTGTAGGAACCGATTGAATCGCCAGGAACCGCGAGCAGCGGAAGGACACCGTTAGCGGTGGCAACCGATGCGAACGTTGCGCCTGCAACCTGACCCTGCTGCGACGGCGCGTTGAAGCGGACGAGGCTCGTGAGCTCGTTCACAAAGTTCGCGTAGTCAGTTGGGGAAAGGAGGATCGCCGAAGGATTGCCGCCGTTATCAAGGATACCAGCAACAACTTCGTTGATGTTCGACAGGTAAGACTCCGAGGTCGCCTTCGTGACGATCTCAGCCGAGGTGCCTGAACCCAAAAGCTTTCGAAGGCCCGTGAAGCCATTGGCATCATAAGCTCCGAGCTCCGTGGCCGTGCCAGCCGAAGCCGACGTGTCCGCGTTGCCCTGGAACAGGGTCTTCTGGAGCTTTCCGGCGATGGCAGTGACGCCACCAGCAAGCTCGGTGCTCAGACCGTTGAACGGCGAACCGCCCTGGCCAAGAGCAAACTGATTCTTCAGCGTGATACCACGGCGGGTAGCGAGCACGGCGACGTTAGTCGTCTGGCGCGCGTAGGTCGCGGCATCATCCGTTACGGTGCCAGTTTCCGTCTGGAAAACTGCGTCGCCGTAGGCGGTCTGCTGGTTGAACGCGTGCACGAGGCCGTTTGCTGGCTCCTTGCGGATGCGCTCGAAGAATGGGAAGCGCTTAACAAACAGGCTGTAGAGCATTGGCTCAAGGTCCTGTCGGATAAGTGCCGTGCCGCCGCTTGAATCAAGCAGCTTGGCAATGTTTGGGTTTGCAACAGCAAGGCGGTTAAGGACGTCATTCGACGCCTGCTTGCCAGTCTCGCGGGAAGCCTGAATGTCAAGCATCTCCGAGATCTCAGCCGTGTTCATCTTTGCAAACTTCTTGCGAAGCTCGCGCTGCGTCACGAGTGCATCTGCTGCATCAAACTGCTCCGTGGCGATCTCTCGACCGACAGGGGCAGCGTTAAGCGACTCAAGACCCTTCTCGAGTTCGCTAAGCTTCTCTCTAATCTCGCTCATTCTTGTGTCTCCAGTGTGCGTCGTACGTACGGTGAAAGCCACGGAGCTGCCTCTGGGGTCTTTACCGTGAACGGCGTCACGCTCTTGCGGCCAACACCATGGTCAAGAATTTGACCGATGAGGCCTATTGCTTTCTCCATATCTTGTTCAACTCGAATCTTGGCATCCTGCAGCTCGGTCAGACGCTCTTTGAGCTCCCCGACCTCCTGCTGGGCCGCGATGGCCGAGTCAAGCGCCGACTTTGCAATGGACTCGATTTCCGCAATGGAAACCTCGCCCTTTGCCTCTTCGACGACTTCCGCCTGCGCCTCAACGGCGACAGGGGCGACTTCTACCTCAGCCTCAACGGCTGGTGCATCAGTTTCAACAATTGGGGCCTCTGGGGCCACTGCTGGCTCCTCGGCTGCAACCTCGACCGCGGCCTCGTCACCAGGGACGATGTCTCGGGCAAGGTCGATAAGGCCCTGGGCGATGTACTTGCGCTCGGCTTCGCCGGAGCGAACAAGGACTGCTCCAAGGTTCTGGAGCGCAGTGACGGCATCAGCGGTTGTCGATGGGGCAGCTTCCTCTTCGGATTCTGTCTCCTCGGCAACTTCAGCGCCTACCTCTGGCTTGACATCTGGCTCAATGGACGCCTTGACGGCATCCATATCGTCTTCGTCTTCTGGCCCAACCTCTGCCTGCGCAGGGGTGGCCGGAGCCGCAACCGCGGCTGGGGTGGACTCTGTCCCGTCCGTAGAAACGGTTACGGTGACGCGAGTCTTCTTTTCTATAAGCTCTTCGTCGGTCATGTTCTTCTCCAACTCAGCAGAGGTTGAATCCTCTGTCTCATTCTTCTCTGCGGCCTGATGGCCTTCAATTTCTACCAACCTTGCGACTTCGTATCCACCGGAGAGATCATCCTCCTCTGATCGCTCAGCGCCGCCGCGGAGGCTCTTTAGCGCGTTCTGCAGATACGAGCGTTGATTTGCCGGAATGCCGACTACCGAAGACTCAAGCAGGCTGACCTCGTCAATGACGTAGGTATCCTCGCCCATAGCGTCCTTCTCCTTCTGGACCTTGGCGACTCTGGCGCCGATCGATAGCCCAAGCTTAACGCCGCGCTTGATGGCACGGTACGTCTTCATGGCAAGTGGGTTCTCGTCCTCGCTAACGACACGGATGTCGATGTCAAGGTCATAAACTTCCTGGCCGGTCTCCTGGTCCCAACGCTTAACAATGCGGGCATCCTGGACGGAGCCGAAGAGATCTTGCGGGACCTCGTAGTTATGGTTAAGGAAGACGGTAAGGTTTTGCTTGGCGGTCTCTTCCATGGACTTTAGGGCGTTCATGGTCATTGAGTCGCCATGACGGTCCTTAATAGTGGACGAAGTCGTTCCGGTGACATAGTGGTCACCAGAGGGGCTCTCAAATGCCTTCAGTGCGTTGGTGTAAAGCTTAAAGTCCAAAATGACCTCCGCTGTATATTAGAAGATATAATCCTTGTATAGTCAAGACTTCTCAATATTGCGAACCCATTTCTGGGCTTTTCACATTGTATTTCCTATCGAATCTTACCGCAAGTGTATTAAGTTTTGTATACCTAAACACAATAATACCCAAATACTTGTATATTGTCCATGGATTTGGTATATACTTTTCCCATGGCCAAATGCAAACTTTGCAATGAGATCAATGCCGCAGTCGCCGAAGTCGAAGGCGTTTCCGTTGCTATCAAAAAACTGACCAAAGAGATTGCCCCAATCGTGGAACGCTACGAGTCCCTTAAGCATGCCCACCCGCGATGCTCTCTTTGCACAATCTACGCTGGCTCCTCGCACCTTGAAGTCAAGCTCCGCCCGGAGCCAGTAGTCCCAAGGGCGAAGGGCCAGAAGAGATACGACGTTTGCGCAGATTGTTACGGGATATTGCAAGCCACCAGGATGTCAGTACCGCAAAGAAGGAAGTACCAACTGCACATAGAAGAGGTTATCGAGTCGGAGACAGACGACCTACCTGGGGACGGCGAAGACGACGATGGGGCTTGATTTCGAGAACAGCGTAGAGATGGAATTTACCAACGGTCGCTTTGTGGTACCATACTGGTGGGCAAAGCTTCCATCGTTTGCTCCAGTTGGCTATATCGACGGAATTAGAGTTGTTCCGTATACACTGGACGAAGCAAGAAAAATCGTTAATAATGACTTAGATGTAATGTCTGTACGACAAGCAATGAAGCCAAAAAGGAAAGAAAAGAAGATATGGTAAACATGCCATGGGACAAGAAGCGACCGTTGGCCACCTCGGCCAAGTCTACCCCGTCGTCTATGGCCCCATCATTTGATTCACAGCCATACGCGCGCGGCGCTGGTCAGCACAGCCAGTTGCAGAAGCGCTCAGTGCAGCAGTTGCGCCGTTGGTCAAGAACCAACCCATGGATTCGCGCTGCGATCAACCTTCGACGCGGACAGGTAAGCCGAGCAAGATGGGACATTGTTCCGCACGATGCCGGAGTTACCGAAAACTACGAAGTAACCCAGCGCATTAGGGAGTTCCTCCGGGCACCAAACGAGCGTGGTGATTCGTGGCGTTCGTTCATTGAGCCAATCGTTGAGGACCTTCTGGTGCTGGACCAGGGCGTTATCGAGAAAGAGCTGACGGTTGGCCGACGGGCAGGACTAAATGTAAATCCAATCAAGAATCTCTGGCCGAAAGATGCGGGCAGAATCGCCTTCGCCCCAAACTGGGATGGTAGCCAGCCAAAGTCTGTCCGTTACTTTGAGTACGACGACGCTGGTAAGGTCGTGGCGGAATACAAAAATGAAGAGATGGTTGTCATTATCGCCAACCCCGTTACCTATTCGCCACTTGGCCTTTCGCCAATTGAAGTTCTTGCGGAAACCATTGAGGCGGACCTCAAGGCCGCGCAGTACAACGCCAACATGGTTGAGCAGGCAGTTCCGCCAGGAATCATCAACCTCGGTGAGGGTGTTCGCCCTGACCAGGTAGACGCCTTCCGATCCTACTGGGATGCTGAGATTGCTGGGCAGAGCCAGACCGCCATCATTGGCGGCGGCAAGGGCGTCAACTGGATTCCAATGGCGCAGTCAAACCGCGACATGCAGTTCCTTGAGTGGCAGATCTATCTTGCCCGAAAGATCTGTGCCGCGTTCGGCGTTCAGCCGCAAGACATTGGCATTTCGTTTGACGTGAACCGCTCAAGCGCCGAGGTTGGCGCGCAACTTACCGCAGACAACGGAATCCTCCCCCTGATGGATCTTGTTGCGGACTACTTGACCAGAGAAGTTGTTTGGGCGTTTGATAAGACGTTGCGATTTGCATACACGGATATGGGCCGCGCTTCGGCTGCGGTCATGGGCGACTACTACAAGCAGGCCCTCTCAGGCCTTCCATGGCTACGCCTAAACGACGCCCTGAAGGAACGCGGGCAAGAGGGCGTTGGCGAGCTTGGCGACCAGGTCTGGTTCCCAAGCCCACTTGGCTACATGCCGCTGGAATATTACGAGATGTACCTGAAGCAGAAGGTTGGAGACCCAGAAACCAATGAGCCGGGGCCAGAGGCGCCAGGCGAAGGTGGGAGCCCGATCAGGCCAGAAGAGCCACCACATCAGGGGCCACCAGTTGGTAGCAGCAATGCGCCCAAGCCAAACGGAGGGGAAAAGGCAAAGCCAGCGCCGCAAATGGGGCCAGGACAGAATCCAGAGAAAACCAAGAAGTCCTTAGCCAGGAAGATTGTTGTCGCTGACGCAGATGGCATCTTTGAGGAAAGCGGAGAGATCAACTTTGAGATGATTGATGCGCTTGAGGACCTTGCTGGCGAATACCCAGTGTATCTCGTCTCCTCGCGCCCAGAGTCTGCGGCGAAGGGCATCCTTGCTGACCTTGAGGAATTTGAAATTAAGATTGAGAAGTCGATGTTCAGCACATTCCCAGCTGGCAGTGGCGACCACTACAAGAAGTACGCCGCGTCAATTATTGCAAGAGAGGGCAATGAAGTGGTCTGCACGATTGGCGCAGTTGGCGACGGCCTTTCAGGGCTTAGCGAAAAGTCGATTGAGATCAGCAAGGCAGATGGAAAAATTAATCTTGATGTTCCTGCCGCCGTTAAAGCAGAGGCTCAGCGAGGACTTGACTGGCGCAAGGAGTTTGGTCGTGGCGGCATTGGGCCTGGGCAGCTGACGGCACGAATGCTCATTGGAAACCGAATGACTGTTGCGCGAGTCCGCAAGATGCGCGCCTATCTTGCCCGACACCTTGTCGACAAGAAGGGCGAGGGATTCAAGCCTGGCCAGAAGGGCTTCCCTTCGGCTGGCAGAATTGCATGGGCCCTGTGGGGCGGCGATGCCGGAGTTTCTTATGCCAACCGGGTGATGCGCTCGGTTGAGGCAAAAGAAGGGAAGTAATGGCGGACAAGTTTTACCACCCCCAGCCGTGCTTCTGCTTGCCGTGCAAGATCATCAAGGCGAATAACGTTAAGCCGATAACAAAAGCAGAGCTTGAGGCCCCCGCGCTAGAGAAGCCCGCCAAGAAGACTAAGCGCAAGAAGTAATGGCGCATAAAGACCCCGTCACTCCTGAGTTGCGCCGTGCCGTCATAAAAAGAGACAAGACCTGCATCGGCCCAAGGATTGGCATGCCCAAGGAGTGCGGAACACAATTTGGCTCGGGGACGAAAGGTCCTGTTGAGCTAGATCATGTAGTATCTAGTGGGTTTGGCAAGCGGGGCCCGTCGATCGAGGAGAACCTTGTTGCCATCTGCGGCTTTCATCACAGAATGAAAACAGAAGCCAGCAAGACCTGGAGACCAAAGATCATAGAGTATCTGGAGAAATTTTATGGACAGAATGATTAAGCGCGGGATTGGGGCAAACGTCTGCTCTCACCCCAAATGCCCTAACAAGGACAGGCGGGAGAAGATTGCGGCAGTCAAGAGCCTTGGCCCGATCATCTTTAAGAACGGCAAGTCCTATCACTTGTCTTGCTCCACAGGTAGGCCCTTGACAGGTGCCGACCTGACCAAGTAGTATCATCCTATGAGCAGTGAAGTACTATACCTTCTAGGGGGCCAGGAGTTCCAAAAGGCTATTAAGCGCCTAATGGCAATCAAGGCTGATGTCGCCGAGCCAGAGTCGCAGGCATTTCTTGCGGCCCAGTCAGCCTCAGAGGCTGTTGAGAAGCTCGGCCTTCACGGAGAAGATCTTGCTGCTGCTCAAGAAGGCATTGCGGAGGCCGCGATGACGTGGATTGGAATCCAGTCCGGTGAAGATTTTTCGGACAGCTTCGAATAGCGAAGATGCTGCTTATTGATAGCGAAGAGAGGGTCTGCCTATCCTGCAATGAATCTTGGCCGACTGGCCCAGATTTCTTTAGCAGCGATGCTAGTTTAATTTGCATTGCCTGCATCTCTGAGGGCAAGAGGCCACCAAGGACTAAGGCAAAAAAGACTAGGGGCAAAAGAACCCCGGAGCAAGAAAAGGCCCACCAAGCCGCTAAGTACCTACGGCACCGAGACCAGTATTTGCAAAACATGAGAAAGTATTATAGTCTTCACAGGGAAGAGATCAACGCGAAAAAAAGAGCCGCAAGGGCCAAGAGGAAAGCGGAGGCAAAATGAAGCAATCTGGACCAGAGTGGGAAGCAAGAAGGATCATGCAGCGGAAGCGCACTGGAATGGTCTGGACGCTGCTAAAGGAAACGGGGATGAAGCGGCGATACATCGCTAAGCATCTCGGCGTGACGATTGGATACCTGAATCAGGTACAATACGGACAGGCGCCAATTTCTAAGAACCTGCGGGCAAAAATCGCAGCGTTTTTGAGCGTTGAGGAGCACTTGCTTTTCAGCGATTTGGATAGAGAGTTGAGTAAGGGGGCTTGAAATGGCATTTGACAAGAGCGCACTTAAGGATTACGTGGATGTCGCAGAGCGCATCCGCGCATGGTACGAGGCATACCCGAACGCCCGCATTGAGACGCGCATTATTGAGCATAACGAAAAGCGCGTAGTTATTGAGGCGCGTGCATATCGCGGCGTCAAGGAAGACAACGGGCTTGACGAAAAGCTTGGCTTCGTGGACGATCGCCCAGCAGGCATTGGCCATAGCGCCATGCAGATCCCAGGGGCAACTCCGTACACCCGCGGCTCAGAGATTGAGAACTGCGAGACTTCGGCAGTGGGCCGAGCACTCGTGATGGCTGGACTCCCATCGAAGCGAATCGCTTCGGATGACGAGATCAAGTCAAAGGGCGGCAGCACCAAGCCAACGGCGAAGTCAGTTGCGGAAGTATTCCCCGCCGAAGACGTTGTCCTCCCAGAGCATGTCCAGAAGTTTATGGACGGGCTTGACGCCGCGAAGACACTTGATGAACTTACGACCATTGGTCGAAACATCAACGAGTCCAATCTGAACGGTCAGGAAATTGACGACGTTCACCGCGAGTACCTCTTGAAGAAGTTCAAGGCTCGCCGTGGGGAGATCGCTTCTTGATTCCCGAGCGTAATCCAGACTACTTTAGCGTCAGCGAGATCCGAGAGTTTCTCTCGTGTCCGCTGCGCTGGTGGTACAAGTACCGCCTTGGGATGTGGACAGATAAGACCACGCCGTACTTTGCGCTAGGCACATCGGTGCACGCAGGGCTGCAGCGCTGGTATCACCCAGTCATGGGCACCAAGAAGACTGGCGACATTGGCGTAACGATGGACTACTACCGAAAGACTTGGTCAAAAGAGTCTGCAAAGGTTGACTGGTCCGCCGAGGCAACCCGCGACATCCTGAGTGAGGCAATCAACGGAGAAGAGATGCTCCGTGAGGCCATCACGATCGGTGACGACTGGGAGGCAAAGGCAGTTGAAGAGACGCTGTACTCCGAAGTGAAGCACAGCCGACTTGGTAAGCTGCCGGTTAGGCTCAAGACCCAGATGGACATGATCACCGTCGGCAACGATGTTGTAGAGCACAAGACTTCCGACAGGAAGTGGGAAAAAGAGCGAGAGCACCGCGACATCCAGGCAACAGCGTACGCTAACGCAATCCGCGATAACTTTGGTCACGAGCCATCGGTAACGTTTAACATCATCAGCAAGACGGCTAAGGGGCCACTTGTTGATCGCAGGATTACATACCGAACGCAAGACGATTCTGATCGCTTGTACGTCGGTGCTCGGGCAATGCTTGACGCCGTAGAGAAGGGCGCAATCTATCCGAACCCGACCGCGTTCGCTCATGCGACGTGCGAGTTCAAGCCAGTCTGCAACAAGTGGGAAAGCCACCCGCAGCAGTTGCCAGATTCCCGCAAGAAGATTTACAATCTCATCCCCTCACTAAAGCCAGGGCTCTGGCCGGACATGGAGGATTAAGGAGGAAAGAGTGTCCCCAATCATTCCCGTAGAGGAACTCACAAACGACCGCCACTATTGGCGCTGCTACAGCGGACTCCCTCGCCACAGGAAGATGTGGCGACTACCTAGCAACGATGCGCGCTGGGCGTGGGTTACGTTGCTGTGCGCTGCCTCAGAGACCGGTGGGTATTTCGAGTCGGATGACCACGTAGAGGCATACATTGGCGCTAAGA